ACGAAATTCTTCATCAATTTCTTGTGTGCAAGTAGGGCAAACCGTATTCTTAGTGAAAAACTTATGTTCTTCGGTAATTGTTGATACTTTCTGAGAAATTTTACCTTTAAGATTTCCAAGTTTCTTAAGTTTTTCCTTTGCTCCAGAAACATTCTCTAAATCTTTAGTTAAGGAGAAGATTTGTTCTTCTACTTCACCATTTTTGAGCATATAAGAATCGCACTCTGCAAGAAGTTGTGTGATTGTTTTCTTTTTCTTTTCAATGTTCTCTTTGCCGCGATTTTCAATCTCTTCAATAAAGTCCTTTTGCATTTGAACCTTTTCCTTCAAAGATTGTTTCTTTAAATCTAAGGTTTTAATTTCTTCTTTTAGTAAACGAATCTTATCTTTAATGATATTATTCATAGAAGAAAAGATTTTAATATCTAACAATTCTTCAATAACTTCTCTACGGTGAGCAGGAGAAAGTTGCATGAATGGAACAAAGTTACTACTACCAATAATCACAATTTGAATAAAACTGCGAAAGTTCATCTTAAGAACTGATTGCTCAAACCACTTTTGCTGATCTACAGCAGAGGAACTTTGATCAACAAGAGAACCATTCTTAAATATTTCAAAGATATTTGGTTTGATTCCGCGACGAACTTTATACTCAGATGTTCCGATTTTAAATTCAACTTCAACTAAACAATCTTTTTCGTTGATAGAATTTACTAATTGTGGTTTATTAATTCCTCGAAATGATTTACCAAATAAACCAAAAGTCAGTGCATCGAGAAAGGAACTTTTACCATAACCATTTTTTCCAACAATTAATGTAGTTTTAGACTTTTGAAAATCAATCTCAGTAAGGTGATTTCCATACGAAAGAAAATTTTTAAATCTTATTTTTTCGAAAATAATCATATCAAATAAACTCAGTATCTTCTTTATGAGGGGGAATTACAATATCTTCCGAAGTAAAAATTTTGTAATCACATTCATTGATTTCACATGCTCTTAAAACTGCCTTTTCTTCTACTTCCATCACACGCATTTTTGGATAATCATCTTCTTCTAATAACATAGCAAATCTATTGGCATCATCTTTTTCTTCAAAGATATAAAGAATATAATCGCCAAATTCATCTACTCCAGCATAAGCACCTTCTTCTTCTTTTCCGTAAATGGTGATAATATACATTATACTATTTCCAATGCTTCTTTGTATACTTCTTCAAGTATATTAGTTATGATGGTTTTATCAAATTGACATTCACTTTCATTAACATATCTTTGAAGAATAGAAAAAGTATCTTCAGATTCAAATGCCTCAAAATCTTCTGATTCTTGAATCTGGAAGTTTTCAACTATTTTAAGTTCAGAAACATTTGCAGTATAAAGTTTATCAATAAACAATTCAAATCTTTTCTGATTTGTTTTTTTGCGTACAATTACACGAACAATTTTATTTTCATACTCACGAACATCAAAGGTTTGATGTGGAGTATCCTCATAGTAAATGTTGTAGAACATTCTATAAGGATTATCAACAGGAATATGTTCTAAAGTTTCAGTATCAAAAATTGTAAACCCACGAGTATCATTTACATCATTCCAATAAATCTCATAAGGATTTCCAAGATAATAGATGGTTCCATTATTAGAACGAGTGTGATAATGTCCAGAAAATACTTTTTTAAAATTACCAAAAATATTTGGATCCATACCACTATCCATAATGTGACCCTTATAAGGTGCAAATCCATTAAGTTCTAAATGACCCATAGCAACTTTACACTGGGTATTCTGAATCATTCTTAATGACTTCTCACTATTTTCAGAGTTAATCCAAGGAAGTAAAAGAACACCAAGATCGCCAACTTTAATTTCAGTTGGTTCTGAGTATGTCTTTATATTTTCATATTCCGAAAGAAGTAATTCTGGAGAATTTACTTTATTAGAATTTTTAAAATAACAATCATGATTACCTGTAATCATGTGAACATCATATTGAGAAAGAGGTTCTAAAACAACTCTACGAGTCCAATTAAGTCCCGCAAAATCAATGCTTTTACGACTATCAAAAGCATCTCCCATATGAATAACTGTTGTAATCCCATACTGTTCCAGCGTTGGGAAGAACACATTCTTATAGAAGAGTTCAAAATAGTCCTGAAAAAGCTTTGAAGATTTGCGGGCACAAAAATGAGTATCAGTTAAAATTGCTACTTTCATTCAGTACCGGATCTTTATGTGAACGTTTTCCTTAATGGAATTATAGTCGGAATAGTTGCCCCCGTCAATACCAGAGTCGTCAGTAAACACCTCATCAAACCCTGTTCTTTCGAGAATTTTATTCTTAATTTCTAATTGTTTCTTTTCTTTACCAATTCTACGGATAAATGCGTAGTGAATAATTTGAGTAAAATAGGCAAAAGGATTTTGTGATTTTTCTGGATCAAAATTATGAAGATATTGAATGCAATTTTCAATACCATCAGAAATCATATCATCCTTAAACATATAATTTACAAAATTAGGTTTAAAGGATAAATGAGTAGCAATCTTAAGAATGCATTCTCCAATGTAATTGGGAATTGGTGGTTTATTCGGACTTGACCAATTCTTTAGTTGCTCATCGGAAATTCCGGGTATTTCTTTTTCTGCTGCATTTCTAACTTGTCTTCTATACTCTACAAGTGCTGCTAAAAATTCTTTGTTGTTCACATAATGAACTGATCTTTTTCTTTTTGTCATTACCGTGGTTGAAATCATAAGTGTTTCCGATTTAATATGTAGATATTATAACATCCTATCCAGTATTATACAATACTTGACAGACCCCTATGAATGCAAGTAGAATAGGTTTGTTCCCGTTGAAGACAAGTTGTAGGCTTAGATAATAATAGATAGATTAAAGGGACTGTTTCCGAAGGAAACTATCCCGAAGGGATATATTACAGTTCTTTATAGATTTTTTCTAACAGTTTCTTAGCTTCGTTTACATTTGAAAGGTATCCCATCTTACGGGATATTGGAGATTTATTGTCCTTTAATCCACTAACCTTTTTTACATAGGATTCATGTAGAAAAATCATTTCCATATCCGTATTCTCAGTTATTGTTATAACATCCTCCATTTTTATCATAAACATATCCTCAGTTGTAGTTTTTAACCAAGGCTCTATTTTATAACCTTGTGCTCCTCCACGACCTTTAAAATTTTCAACTACAATGGGATTAGTTAGAATTAAACTAATTTTATTATTTTCATCGCAAGGAAGAACCCTTGCGAATATTTCTTCACCTGTTTTTAATTTGATTGAAGCGTAAAAATCATCTTCCATATTTAATTTAAATTGATTGGTATAAGTTCATAATTAAAGTCTTCTTCTGTGTATATCTTAACTCTTTCTATGAAATGATTTAGTGTGTAATTTTTTCTTGATCCATAAGTACAATCATCGGAGATATCATAAAGTGTCGCTTTATCTTTATTATTTCCTTTTCTTAATACTCTACCAATAGATTGAAGATTACGAATTCTTGACTTACTTGGAGAAGCAAAAATTACATTGTGCAAATTTTTGATTGAAATTCCTGTACTGAATACTCCATAAGAAGCAACAATAATTGCATTATTTTCTCTTTCGGTAATTTCTCTTACTTGTTCTCTTTCTTGAACATTTACACCACCATGAACAAAAAATACTTTACGATTATTGTCACTTGCATTATTTATTAAATCATATAATAGTAACCCATGAGTTTCCACGCGAGAAAATAGAACTAAAGTATTTCCTTTTAAACCAAATGCTAAATTTTTGATGAAATTATTTCTTTTTTCATTGCTTATGATAAATTGAATTTCATCTTCATATTTTTCAAATTTTTGTGGTTTATGTTTTAATACTAAACAATGAATATCTAATTTAGATGCTCTTCCTTTATCAATAAGTTCTTTAGTTCCTACTGCTTTATATGGAGGACCAAATAACCCAGAAATTACCCATTCATGCGTTTGTGAATCTTTACCACCATTAGATAGTGTTCCAGTAAATCCGAAACGATACTTGGCATTATGAGATTTTTTCATAATATCAATTAGTGACTTGGACTTACATCCATGACACTCATCAACAATTACACAGTCATAATCTTCAAAGAATGACTTATCCAATTTATGAATACTCTGCCAAGTAGAAAGAGTAACGGGCATGTCTGTATTTTTTTCTTGACCCGAATAAATCATGTGACAATAATTTTCTGGTGTCCATCCATAATCCATCCAATCTTTAAACATCTGATGAATCAACCCAGTTGTTGGAAATACAACTAAGCACTTCATCTTCTTACTTACATAATATCTCACAAGAGCATAGATCATATAAGATTTTCCAGATGAAGTTGCAGATATAACAGTTTTTCTATTATATCTTAAGCACTCATAAACGGTATTGATTTGATAATCATATGGATCATGCTTAGTGCAGATATATTTCATATACCCTTCTACGCCTTCTTCGGTTATTTCATCAGTAACCTCAAAGGGTAATCCATAATACTTGTTATCGCGGAACTCATATGAGTATCCGTGATTTTTTATTTTTGCAATAACTCTATCCAGAAGTCCAGCATAAATTTCTCCTGTTGCTGTACTTAATAATCTTATTTCTCCATCCCATCCCCTTCCTTTACGATACTGCGGCATGAATTTTGCAGAATCTACACTAAAGGTAAAATATGGAGCCAGTTCATACAAAATATGAGGTTCACATTCTAACTTAACGTAAACCTCATTCTTTTTGTGTATTATTATATCACTCATAGAATTATAATGTTTCTACGAGTATTTATCGCTTACCCCAAACCGCTTGCAAATCTTTGATATTCAATTGCATTTTTAATTTGATAAGTTCTATTATGAATCATCTTTAAAATATCTTGAAGATACGCAAGAATTACATCATAATACTCAACTTTCAAAGATGCTTTGGATAAACTTTCATCGGCATCCATATATTTTTGAAGAGTATCTTTGTCTCTTATTTTTTTAGGAAAAGGATTCTCAACATAGACATCTGGATCTGCTTTTCCAGTATAATATTCATATTTTTGATGTCTTATATTTCTTTTCTTTTGTTCTGCATTCTTTTTCAATAATAAAATATTGTTATACATATCAAAATATTTTGCATGTAATACTGGAATATTTAAAGATTCTGTGTGAAGATTATCTATGTCAATTTTGGAATCTTGTTCCCACATAGTTTGAATTTTTTCAAGGTCTATCATAAATTATTTCTTTGTTGGATTTAGAGAATTTCCATATCGGTCTACTATATTATACATCATATACTTAAAAGACACATCTGCTGTAAAATATTCATTATCTGGATTGGTGGCATCAAATTGTAAAGTGCTTAATTGATAAGGGAACATTGAGCGAAAGATAACATTAAAGTTGAAATTTTGATTGCTGTTTAAAACTAATAATGTTCCATCAGAATATAAATTCATATCTGATTTATATGGTTGCTCAAAAACTTCATTTGTTGCTTGCCAATCATATATTTGCTGAAGGCTTTCTGGGAATCCTAGACCTCTCATCCAATTTTGAATTTCCATGTAATTCTCAAGATTTTCATCTACGAGAAATCGTAGAGTGAAATCTTCAAAATCCATTTTATCACCGGGAACTGGAATATCAGTTGTATAATTTGGTTGCATTGCAACTCCCAAAGTTATTGCCGGAATATTTGCAGTGTTAGCAAAAAATGCAACCTTTGGCGCTCTATTTAAAGTAAACTTAAATCCAATAGAGGATAAAAAGTTTCTATTCTCTATTTGTCTTCGGAAACCAGATGCCATATCTTTTTTAAGTATTTAGATAAAAAAAGAGACCCTTTTGGGGTCTCTTGAAGTTTTTTATGTGAATCGGATCACATAAGGTTCTTAACTTGTACTCTTCTGTAGTACACGTTGCTGGATGCCTTGATAGCACCGAGACCCTGAGTAGCGCCTTCAGCGAATGGATTTGCAACTAGACCATAACGGGTCTTGAATCCGATCTTAGGCTGGAAGCTGTTCTCACCAACGGCACGAACCATTTGGAGAGGAACATAAGGACAATAGAATAGTCCAGCATCATAAGGTGAAGAACCCTTATAACCAACAACATAGTATTGGTTGCTGCTTACGTTAGCAGCATAAGGATCGATGTATACGCGGAACTTACCAAGTAGTACACCAGCAAAGGTGTTACCAGTGTCATCAACGTTGAGGTTTGCATTTAGAGCAGGAGTGTAATCGAGTACACCAGCCATGCTTAGAGCAGAAGCAACGTCAGCAGAACACATGATA